ATTCCTAAGAGTAGGACGGTGAAAAAGTTAGCAGAGGCGGCGCTATAGGGCCACACTATGACTTGATGAAAGGGGGGGATAATGAAATGCGCTCCAATGTATGCCTTAGACGGGGTGTTGAGATAGACATTACCGGGCGTTTCTACCGAGTGAACGCCGCCGAGAAGGACGCCGTTCAATAATTGGACTCCTTGACCATCTCCGGCAATCGTTGTCGTGCCGTTAGCGAGGAAATCCGGCGGGACGATAGCCATAGCGTAATATTCACTAGCGTCACCGCCGCGATATTGCCCTGAAATAATCTCCACGGGGTTCTCTCCGGCTTGAAAGACCGGCCATGCCTTGTTGTTATCGCTCCCTCCGGCGGGGATTCCCCCCTTGGCTAAGCGGACCGCGCCGTAGCAGTAATACATCAGCGCAACCCGACCGTCCGAAGGATTGCCTCATATCGCTTTTGAGTAATCAATTCAAAGTCAGCCAGGACACGGGCGGACTTCTTGATGCTCGCCTTTTCTCCCATACTAGCGCGGCGGACCCTGCCCTTTGCCGCTTTGCTTGCTTTAGCCATTCAATCACCTTCATGCGTCGGTTGATACCAATGCGCGGGTGTTTAGGGCAATCCGAACGAAGCACGGTTCATATTTGCCCGTATCAACCGCCGGGTCATTCGGCGTGACGCTTGCTATCGGAGTCCCGGACCCATTTACGAAATAGACCGGGCTTGAAAAATTCGCGGCGTTATTGCCCCCCATGCAGAAGGCATGAGTGACGGTGCGATTTTGCAGAGTCTGCCCGATTGACAAACCCGTCAAGATTGATACCAATTCGTGACCGCCTACCGCAGCGCCCGATGGCGTCACGGTGAAAACATGGTATTCGCCCGAGCTGCAAGCGACACTAAGAGATATGTCGCGTGAGGCAGCAGCCGTAGCCATTGTCATACATTGGTCGCCACTTACGAGCTGTTTGGGGTAGGGTAGGGCGGCGGGTAGGCCAGCACCCCCATTGAGGCCCGAGACGGGCAGAGCGAGTTTTATTTTTCCGGCTGATTTAATCACCGAATAGCATGTGTCATTTTCTGCGGAAATTCCCGCAGAGACGACAACATGATTTCCCAAAGTTTGAGTAATAAACGTACCAGCCGTCTGAGAGCTGCCGACGTAATTAGCGTCTGTGAAAATTTCTTCTTCTGTATCTTCTAAAATATCTGTCCTGGCTAGGGGGCAGATAGCACCCCCCCTCATAACGAGCTGTCCGAAGGCATCAACATCAGCCATTTTACATCCTCACTCCGGAACCGAGGACGGGTTTCACGAGGTCGCGTGAAATCATAGACAACGGCTTGCGTAAAAGGCGTCTTCCAACGCGAAAAGCGACAGAAGTCGAAAATCCGGCGATCGCCATGGGAATTATGTTTGACGTGAAGTTAGAAGTCATGGTGTCTATCGCTAGAGTCGGTTGCGTCATGAAATCCCCGAGCGAGATTTGACCCTGGCCGGTTAATTCCATTGTCGAAATTCCTAGACCTACATCAGTCACAGAAGTCATACCTAGGTTCGTATCCCCGGTCACGAAATCCCAAATTCCGCCTCCGGTAATCCCGACCGATAAAATTTGACCGTACGCCAGGGCTTCCAATCCGTTTAGAATGCTGAAAGTCTTCTTTCGACGCTTGGTCTTCCGCTTCACCATAAACTTTCGATGCGCAGAAACTCGCTATTAAAGATTCACTCGGGTTTAGTGAATTTTCCGGTTTCTGTGCGCAAGACTTCGGCAGCTGGCGCAATTCCTGGCGGCGCCCGATTCACCAGCATTTGAGCGATTGCAGCCTGAATAGGATTAGGGGCTTCAAATCCGCCGAGGCCGGATTCAACAAGATTTTGGATGGTTGCAGCCAATTTGTGGTCTAAATCTTGAATTGAATCCTCGATAACCTGACGGATTTCAATTAAACCCCGTAAAACGCCTAAAACACACAATAAATTCAAGATTCCTACTACTAGCACCCAATCCATACCCTAACCGAGCCTAACCCGGCCCTAAAACCTTCTTTTTAGGTAGGTAGGTAGGTAGGTAGGATAGGTATAACCCTACTACTACTACTATTAAATGACTATTTTATGTAAAAAGAGAACATTTTTACATAATTATTATAGGTGCGAGTCGCCTCGGAGTATTATGAAGCGCCCTCTGATATGTGCCGCCTGCAAAAAGAGAACCCGATACCCTGCGGAGTGTGAATGCAAATGAGTGATATCGAGATGAACGAAATTACAGTGGGGACGAAAGTTAGTTTCGGCAAACCCGAATCAAGAGTTAAGGCGGCGGTCGGGATTGTTGAGAAGGTGAATAGAATGACCTATCAAATACGCTTGACGCAACATTATACCCAACAAAGACGAATCTATCCCAAGGGGGGCAAATTCAGAGTGTCAAAGGGTATAGTCTTCCGATATCTAGGGGATGAGTGAATGAATAAACGACAAATGAAGGTCATTGTGAAACAACAGCTCGCTTCATTCTTAGCCAACGCAATAGAGGATTTAGACCCCGAGGGGAACGTGAAGGAACACGACGGTCCCGATGTCCTTCGGACTATCCGACTTCATGTATTCAGCGACGGGTACAGAGGGTCCGAAGTCGAACAAAGACGACTAAGGAATATCATCTATGAGATGCACCAGGAGGCTTACAAATATGTCGTTTGAACACGCTGCAGAATCAGATCGAAGCGACATTGAAACGTTGATTTACAAAAACACCCCTCTAAACGGGCTAAAAACGCCGTTTTTTTTCGGTCCGCCCTGGCGTGAAATGGGGGATTTATGCGAATAATGCTTGACAAATCGGCGGGATATATCCACCGCATGAGATTGAAATATGAATGTAATTTCATTGACCAATTGAGAACACCCTTAACCGCGTATCGTATGGATACTCTCGGAGTTTTACCCCATGCAATAGATAACGGGGCGTTTTCCGCGCCAATCAAAGAGAAGGTGCTATGGCGTTTAGTGCAAGAGGCGCGGGTAAATGAACGGCGTTATCCCGGCAGCTGTCGCTTCGTAGCAATGCCCGATGTACCATTTGACCACTTCTCGACTTTACGGCTATATGAGCCATGGTTAGAAAATTTAGAGATGCATCAAGACCCAGGGCTACCCCGCGCCTTTGTAGCCCAGGACGGATGCACTTCTTGGGATTCTGAAATTCCATGGGATTCTATCGAGTGCATTTTTATCGGCGGTTCCAATGATTACAAAGAGAGCGAAGACGCTTTCGATCTAGCCAAAGAGGCAAAATTACGTGAGAAATGGGTTCACGTTGGTAGGGTGAATACACCTCGCCGTATTCTTTTATGGGATATGGTCGCGGACTCAATTGATGGCTCGGGAATTAGTCGGTTTGAACCCATGTTGAGGGCAGCCATACGCACTATAAAACTCGGTGAAGAATACAGACAGGAGATGTTAAAATTAGATTGAGATGTTCTTTTTGTAAAATTATATTTGATTGCCCCGACTTTGAAGCGGTGGCGGCAATACAGACTCAACAGTGTTTCATTACGCGCAAGGGGATTACTCACAAACTCTCGGAAGTGCCGTCATGAGTAGTATCATCCGTTCAATATCGCTTGATGAGCAAACAGCTGTAATCGCAAAATCCATACCAAACTTTTCACGGTTTGTTAGGGAGTGTCTTCTCAGATACCATGCCGTTGAGCATGAACCCGGCTGTCCTGTTGAAAGGATAGAGGGCGAATTAGTGCATGACTTGTGCGTTCCTGGGGCGACTAGAGTATGCCTCAAACATTGGCCGAAGGGATTACCTTCAATGGATGATTGGAAGAAGTTTAGATTGATGATGGATTGCCCCGACGGTCGCCTTTACGAATACTACCCCGAATGTGCTTCTGATGATTTCCGAGGGACTAAGGACGAAAGGAAACACCTATGGATTCAACGTCAAGCTGTTAGAAGAAATCCGGCGCAGATTGAGTTTGCGGGAATGGTTGTTGAAGGGAACGCGAAGTATCGCAAGAGAGAACAGGATGCGTCAAGGGCTCAAAAAATGTGGGGGGGGAGACTCAAGTTTTGGCTAAGGCGCAAGAATCGGTAAAGTGACCCGTCAAGTAGGGGGGTAGCCGCTCAGAATCCGCCGCCGCCGCCGCCGCCGTTTGTAGGGTCGCCAGGTTCCCACCCAGCGCCGAAATCGAACAGGTCAATTCCAAATCTCCGTTCTAACCAATCAATGCCGCGATAAGCGGGGCCAAGTGGACCGGGCGCGTTCCATACGGCGAAGTCACGCACTTGACCTGCTCTCTCTGCACCCGCTTCATACCGCGCCTCTTGACGCTGCGCCCAGAGCGTGCCTTGCTCGATGGCTGTATCTAGCTGCAATTTGAAATCGGCTAGAAGGTTGATTCCCTCGTCCAATACGGGCGGTATGTAGGTAAAGCCCAAGTAAGCACCCGCAGCTCCTAGAATCAGCAGCATGGTTGTATTATCGTTGATTAGAGCAACGAGGGGCTCTGATACCTTGTTTATCTGATAGGCCATAGCCAAGTCGCGTATGATTTCACGTTCGGACTCTTGGAATTCGATCCGGTGAATTATCGTATGCGTTGGAAGACTTTTGGGGCACATTCAAGGTTTCACCAAGTCCATTCCTAAGAGTAGGACGGTGAAAAAGTTAGCAGAGGCGGCGCTATAGGGCCACACTATGACTTGATGAAAGGGGGGGATAATGAAATGCGCTCCAATGTATGCCTTAGACGGGGTGTTGAGATAGACATTACCGGGCGTTTCT